GTCGCGAAGTATGTGGGCATTCTTTTTGGAAAAGAACTGCCGAGTAGCCAAAATCTTTCTAAAATCGCGAGTACACTGGAGCGTATTATTCACGGTATAGAAAGTTTTTGAGCAAAACTCTAAAGTGTGGAGGTTACCTGACACAACTTCTTTAACGCACTGACCGAGTGCGGAGGGTGATGACGAATCTCTTGACGTTTAATCAAGGATGAGCTTTACTACGCGCTCCAACTGATGTTTCTTTGGAAACATTATCAGGTCATCTCCTGCTGCCGCTATAAAAGGGCGGGCCTCTGGTTCTATGTCACGTAGGTAGTACATGGCATAGAAGATTGACCTGAGCGTGTTTCCTAACGTTGTGAAAGGATCTCCTGAGGCCATAGTTCCATCGAGGGTTATGGGAACATAGTCGCACTATCTGTCACCTTTGATGAAGCGTTTAAACATCTTCTCTTGGTGAGTAGTCCAGATAATACTCGCAGCGTCAGGACACTTCACGAAAATGGTTCTCTCGTAAGTGGTTGCCTGTTTAATGAACTCATCAGCTGCTTCAGATGGGTTCATGCCTTGTACGACGTTATCGGTATGCGCGAAAACGTTTTCCAGCCAAGGGCGGAGCGCGATCCAGAAAGGTTTCTCAACTGCTTCCCTCAATGCGGCGTACTGTGTGGAATCGAAGGCGGATCCGTCGCACGATACTTGTATACCGTGTGAGTTAGCCTGTATCAATGCACAGATGGCGTCGCTGTCCATTCCCTAGATAAAACCTGGTAAGGCCTTTTTCAAGGGAATCCAAAGCATGCTTTGGACCGCAGCCCATATACAGTACCCATTACCTTTGGGCACCATAACGTTGCGGGGACGAGAGTCCTAGTTGATCAGGAAACCTTCCGAATCAAGTTCAAGTTTAGAAGTTGAATACACTTCGCCACTCTTTACCATAGTGACAAATGGGCCGACGGACAAGTCTCGCTCCCTTAGCGCAGTATGCATAGAACGACTATACTTATTGCGTTTAGAAAGATCGGTCGGAAATGCTTTAGCGGGATAAGCAAAAAACGACGTCACCTCAGGGAACTCGAACTTCTCCATAATACCAGTCCACGCTGTAGCGCAGAACTTGGTAAATTGTCGGACTTCGGTCATGGTTGTTGTTGGCGCGAAATGTCGGTGACAGCCCATGTAACTGTTACCCAACGTGGATGAAGACCACTCGAACTCGCTGAATTCCCTAAAGGAACCATCAGCAGGTGCGAAGCGCCCGCCAGCGATCGTGTAATGACCGGAGCGAGCTGCGTTCTTCACGCTTGCGTCGTACACTTCCCATCCCTTTGTCGTGTACTTAGCCAGAGGTTGTTCTCTAGCCTTTTCAAAAAGGAAGACCAAATTTGCATGTTGGTCGGGAGTGAGGACGTAAGGATTGCACGATGCCGGCTGACTGGGTAGGGGTTTCAGTTGGTAATACGAACTCAACTTAATAAGGCTAGCGCTGTCAGCGGGCAAAGGAATCTTCGCGGCTTTGGGGGGACGATTCTCAAGGTACACTTCGACATCTTGCTCAAATCCCCAACGCATAAGTTTGGGAGCCTACTTAAATTTAGGTAGTTGGGCAAGTGTCTCTGTTTCCTAATCTAATAGGTCGGTGAGGTCATCCGTCTCAATGTTTATACCGGTAGAGCTAGCGGTTACTTCACTTTATAAAATCGCAAGTGGTGAAGATTTCACTTGCGAAGTTTTGCCGTAGATGAACGCTTACAGCACGTTTTGACCGTCGATTCGAGGGTCAACTTCGTCATACGGCGCGAGTTCAAACAAGTAACCCTGAGTCAACCTATTTATATAGTGTCGTACTCGGCTACCTGCGTTCTCAGCGGTGACGGTGTCATGGATGCCTTCTCTAGTGTAGATAATGGGCTGATACCAGGTCTTATTGAAAAAACCTCTTCTCTTCACGGTTACGTGAAGAGGCGTCCTCCTGTCCGTGTTCACAGCCAGGAACTCTCGCATGGCTTCAAGAGATGGCAAGCAAATCAAGTAGTTACGAAGTTCTTCCGGTGTGGGGGAGGGAAGTTGATACTATGTTACAGCGGTATCTACGCTCTTTGCCTTGGTCACTGTTTAGGCGTGTCTGCGCATCCACTCATGTTGTAATGAGGACTGGGATCGCAAACGAGCCGTAGGAACGACCGAGAATTTCTCCGCGACGTCCTACACAGTACAGAGATCATAGAAGAACTCGTACCAGCCTACGCTAAACGAGGCCAAGGCGCTCTGATACCAGGTCAGAGCATGGGAGTAATGCTCATTACCTCCACGTGTATTCATCATCACCTATCCGTCGGATATGGTGAAGGTGCCTTCGTGTTGTGGTAGTGAGTATACTCCGGGGACGCGGAAGAAATTTCCACCGGCTATGCCTACTAGACTCACGCACTTCGTGTACCAGTTATCCTGTTGGAAGAACTGTTTGTCGAAGTAGTAGTGGGAGTCAAAGTAGGTAGAGACGATGAAGAGATTTTCTCTGTCGGGATCCTCTAGTTACTGACCGAAGTGGGGGATTAACAATCTTCGGTAGGGTTCTCTATCGGCGCTTAACCATTGTGAAAGATAGAGAGTTCGCTAGTCACGGACACCTGCAACTGCAACAGGGTC